CAGTACCGCTGATTAAACCAGTATTTGTTTTGCCTGCTTTTTCTAATGGTTCCAAAATAGCATTGGCTTCTTTCATCCTCATGCCAAAGGCTGTGGCATTGCCTTGAGATTCGGTCAGTGCAGTGCCTTTACCGCGCAAAGGCGTTCCAGCCACAGGAGCTGTTGCAGGGGCTTGTTGATCAAGCACGCTATTCATGCCAGGGATTGCTTGAACTCTAGCGCCTGGCATACCAGACGCAGCTGGCGCGGCCATTGGAGCAGTTTGCGCAGCACCGCCAATAGATACAGGAAAGGCTTGCAATGTGCGCTTGTTGACACCAACAATTGAGCCGTCTTCAGCTTCTTTGAGTTCATAGCCAGGATTGGCTTTTTCCCATGCAAATTTGTTTTGATCAAACGCCAAACGAGCCGCAGCATTTTTGTCAGCAAACGTCATGCCTTTTGTAAACTCACTGCCTGGCACAATGGTAGCCTCACCACCAAGTCCTGGTCTTGACATGACACGGCCACCAGTGCCTGTGTCTTGAGCAAAGGTGGTTGGCTTGTTTAACTCCATGAACTTTTCAGTTCCAAGTTTTGACTGATTGATTAGATCAGCAAATGCTTGTGGGCCTTTTTGAATGGCGTCTTGAATACGCGCCATTGATTGTTCTGCCGTTACACCACGCGCTGCTAAAGCAGGGCCAAGAACAGGATCAGAATGATTGGCTCTGTGCCAAGCCAAATACTGTTCTGGTGCTTTAGGATCAAGCGGATTGATGGTGTCAAGAAATTGGCGTGACTGTTTTAACTTGTCATCAATTAACTTGGTTTCAGCGGCTTGAGTTTCAGTTTTAAGTTTGCCCAATTCAAGCAAACCTTTTTCCACAGCAGGCAACTTAGCCCCAAATCCACCACCGGCCAATGACTGACGAAGCGCATTGGCATCAATTTGACCAGTCTTTGGATCGTATGCTTTGGCGTATGCTTGGTTCAGCGCATTGACAGATTCCTGTTCGCGTTTGGCAGACTCTAATTGGTACTGCGCCATTGCATTTTGATTCTGAGCGTTTTGAATTTGCGCAATTTGGCCATATTGCACCAAAGGGTTTGCAATCTCAATACCTCTAACGCCAAGAGAAATGTTTGGATCAAGTGCCATAATTTAGTCCTTAAATACCGCCTGTGCCAGCGCCAGGTGCAAAGTATGGGTTAATAACAGCACTAGCGTTTGAAGTACCACCATAGCCTCGCAACGCATTAGTTAATGCGTTGCCTTGGCTGTAATTCAAATATGTACCCAAGCCACCAGTAATTGCATTGGCCATACCCACTTGGCCAGCCGCTTGCGCTGCTGCGCCGCCAGTCATTAGATTGCCAGCGGTGTTTGCGTAATTTTGACCAGCCTGCGCTACTTGACCAGTGGCGGTTTGACCAATGCCAGCCAATGCGGCTTGACGGTTGTACAACTGGTTCTCACGCGCTACTTCTGTGCCGTAGCCAGTAAATGCGCGGTTGTAAGCGTTTTGAAATTCTTGCGAACCCATCTCTTGACCGTAGCGTTGCGCTGCTTTTAAAGCACCACCAGAGATTAAACCACCACGGGCAGCGGCTTGGCGATCAAGCGCTTTTTGGCCTTCAGACAAACGAAACGCATAACCTGGGTCAGCTTGATAGTCGCTTGCGCCAAACTTAAACGCGCCAGGTACATTACCGGCAGTGCGTTGTAGTTCGGCTAGTGCGTTATAACCAGCTTGACGATAGGGCGCATAGTCCTCTCGAGTTTGTTGAAACTGTTGGTTTTGAAGTTCAGCCGCGCGATCTGCGGCGGCTGATTGTGTAGAAGCGGCGCTTTTAGCTGCGCTGCCTCCAATTAACGCACTGCCGACTACGGCTCCAGCTACCCAAAATGTCATGGCAGCACCTCTAATAGTTGATGTTTAACTTGATTACCGAGACTATACATGCTATTAGGCTCTGCTTCAACCAATTCGGCTTCAGCTTCCTCAACAGTTTTTGCCTCGATGGCGTGGAAAGTCATGCACAGCGCATCAGTAACTGAATACACCGCACGTTTAGTACCAGGTTTACTTGAGAACAAGTGAGGCCCAGTAACCTCTTGCACTCCATCGTCTGTGGTGATCGCTACCGTACCAGACACGATTAAATAGAAGTGTTCTTTCTTGTGGACTGCGCCCACGACTAAAACTCCGGCATGACGAAACACTTCACGGCAGTACATACCGCCATGGAAATAGTGTTTTGTCTCGGGTTCGTATTGAGGCAGCTTAGACACTTCGGCCTGCAAGGCTTGCACCTTGTCTAGCATCGAAGTGGGCTTGTCAATCTCAAACCCTTTACCGTAGACAATCCGCATTAGGTCACCTCACGCCCAGAAACGCGAATGTTGATTGCGCTGGCTGTGCCTGCAATTGTACTGATAAAGTCGCCCACGCCAAGCACTTGGCCAACCAGTTCAGGGAATGTGTAGACCTCACTAGCCTGCAAGGTTTTGGTTTTAGTGATCAAGTTGGTATTACCGGCAGAACCAGCAACAGTAACCAAGTTCACGCTGATCGTGGCGGCAGACGCGCTGATATTAGTCGCTGTGAACTTGTCAATGATGGCCGTAACGCCAGTCGCTGTGTACTGGGTTGTTTGGGCGTTTTCGGCAAATTTAGCCGGTACGAGGACTTTGACGGTGACTGTCATGGTTTACTCCAATAAGAGGCAATTGTTAGCGGCTTGTTGCATGATGACCCAATTAGTGCCGTCAGACACCATTGTCGCCCAATTTCCTACAACTGCCAAGAGGATTGCTGTGCCAGCGACTGTACCGTCAATCAACACAACATTGCTAGATGCAGACACCAAGGTCTGAGCCTGCAAATTCTTAAAAGTCAAATACCTACCAGTCCACGCGCTTGCCGTGGGCAGAGTTACCGTACAAGTCGAGCCTGACTTGTTGTTAATAATCCAAGTCTCATTGTCAGCTACCGTAAAGTCAGCGGTCTTGGTGACTGGCGCTGATGATGCGGCGTTAATGGCGGCAGTGATAGACGCAGTATCAACAATGGGCTGAACTTGCAACGCTTCAATCTGCTTTTGCATCTCAGCCGTTTGAGACACCAAGGCCGAGCAGCAGTCAGTCAATACGTCAGGAACTGGTAAGGTGACTACTGGCGGTAGGGTCTGCAACTCCTGAGTGACCGAGAGCAAAGCCGCATCGTAAGACGCGAGCAAGGACTCAGAACTAAACGTCAGACCAGAATCGTCAATAACGCCAGTCGCAATATCATTCAACGACAGAAAGAACAAATACCAAGCGCGGTCAATCAGACCCGTGCGCGGGTCAATCAACGGCACCCGTGGTGGCGTGATCGGCGTTGGAGTAGCGTTAGGGCTAGGCATTCGTTGGACTCAGAATTAGTTCTGCGCCCATGATTGCAATTTTCACAGGGTCAGTGCCAGACACTTCATAAACACGGTCACGCAACTTAGTTGTCATGCCAAGCCTGCGCCACAGCACGCGCTTGTAGTACTCGCCAATCTTGCCCATGGACTTCCAATGTTCGTTAGACCATGTGTGGCCGCCATCGTCTGAGAAGCGGAGCATAATTTGAGGGTCGCTGCCTTGACCAAGATTTAGGCCAACGCCAGATTCGCAATCAAGTTGCAGTGTGTGCTGGGCCGTGCGGCGCAAATTGTTTGTGCCAGTTGGCAATGCACGCCATGTGCGTAGCCACTTCTGGATGCTGCCGTTGTCGCTAAAGTCGTCCAGATCAAAAGCGTAGATGTTGCCGTTTTCAAAGTCGCCAACGACAACCTTGTTGTTAAACGCCATCTGGCAGTTACTGCGGTGACGTGTAAAGTTGCCGTCAGAAAACCCTGCACGCTCATGCCAGGCTTGTGTGGCCGCATCATAGACCCAAGTGGTGTTAGCACTAGGGAAAACCAGTACATAGAAGCTGTGGCCGTCTTGCTGATATGTGTACGCAATAGCGTCCGATATATCATCGTATTGTTGGATTTGCCACTCAACAGCGTGGGTTGAGATGCGAATGCCGGTGTAGCCGTTGGCGCGGTAGACAATACCTTCACCACGGCGGTCACGGCCAAGCCAGAACAGGCCGTTATCCATCTTGGCAACCGAGTAAGGGGCAGCACAGCCCAACTCGTTAAAAGCGCCTTGGATGCGCTGTAATGGGAAATCTGTTGCGCCAGAGTCGTACCAGACTTCAATCGAGTTAGTGCCAAAGGCCCAGACCTCGCGGAAGTTGGCTGCTACGGCCACCAAGCCGTCAGGCGAGCCTTCAGTGCTGGCAAACTCAAGCGGGTCAATGGATGTGCCGTCTAGCAGCGCAGTAATCCACAGTTTTTGGCTGTTTGGCTCATTGAACACAAAGTAACCGTCCAGATAGCAGACAGTCACAGCGCCTGGGAAGTCAGGATCGGTGATCTGGCCAAAGGCGTTTGTCGTGTTGTTGTAGATGTAGCTAGGGCCGTTGGCCGCAATGAACAACTGTGTGCCGTTGTCAGCCAGACTGACGGGGCCAGTACCAGCCACCGTGCCAATTAGCGTGGCGACATACGATGTGGTGATCTTGTACAGCTGTGTGCCAGAAACAACAAACGCCGTGCTGTCGCTGGACGAGAACGCCCACAGGCCACGGATCGGGCCGTTGCCAATAGTGTTAAGCAGTTTGAGGCCAGGGGCGCGGTTTAGGAATGCAGGCTCTTTACCGGCCTCTGGGACAATCTCTGGAAACAGATTGACCATCCGAGCGTCTGCCGCATTGACAGACCGCGCTACATAAGTAGAGCCAAGAATCGGCGTCTTCATTAGTAGTTACCGGCATAGATGTTGAAACGCTGGCGGTTGGCCACCAATGCGTAAGGCAGCGCCATCACATCATCAGGGTTGTTGATGCGCTTCAAGTCACGCTTAGAAGTCATTGCAATGCGCTGCACTTGTGGGCTTGGCTCAACGCCAAACTCAGGCGCAAACTCCATGGCCAAGTTGTATGTAAACGCACGCAGATAGCCTGGTGGGTAGTACAGCACGGTGGATAGCGTGGCTGGGTTGTTTAGTTCTTGAACCGAAACAAAGTGCCATTCCAAGTCTTGAGTTGGACGAGGGTAAACGTACATCTCAATATTAGGAAATGTCATGTTAGTGAACATGACTTGAGGGAAAGTGGAGGTCACATTCTTAACAGCAATACCGTTGTACTGCTGTTGGTTAATCATCTTGATGCCGTAAGACACACCATTGTTTGCTTTAAAGTATGTAGCATCATCAAGCAAAATGGGGCGAAGGCCAATAAAGTTACCAGTTGGGCCAAGGGTGCGGCTAATTAAGCC